CGGCTTTTTACTTATTATAGAATAATTCCGGGTTTGTCGCCACTTTTACCAATAAAAAATGTCATTTTTCCATTAAAATGATTTTAATTTTTTCAATTTTTAAAATTTTAAAAACTGAACTTTTAAAAAAGTTAAAAAGTTAAAAAGTTGTTGTTTTCCCTATTAAATTTATGTCATTTTCCCGATAGTTTTTTTGATGGTAAGGGGGTTCCCTTACCTTTTTTTTTCTTATTTTTTGATATAACTTTTTTTCTAAAAAAGTTAGTCAATAAAATCAACATTTTTAGAAGGATTACGAATATTATATAATTCTTTGGCTTCTTCAATTACATCAAAGTCAATCTCATAATGCCTTTTACCTCTATTTTCACCTCGTTTATTGTCTTTCTCTGAAATTACTAGACCATCAGTAAATAAACTCTTATATATTCTAGCTTGTAATTTATCACACTCATATTTCTCAGTATAATCCACCTTTTTGGTCAATTTGTCAAAATAATGGTTATATTCTTCATTAATCTTATCACTTTGTTGTTTTGATACACCTTTTGAGTCAATCTCTATATCATCATTCTTAAATAACTTCTTGAGCTTTTTAAGAAAGATTATTTTAGATTTATCACTCTTGATTTTTACCACATTAAAATCAAGTTTTTCCAATAGACTATTTTTTATTTTTTCTTCTGAATGATTAATGAAATTTGATAAATTAAAGTGTTTAGCTAGTTTATACTTATCTATAAATAATTCTTTGTGTTCTTTGGCTTTTTCTTCTGATAATTTTAAGATTCTGTTAATTTCCATATAATCATTAAGATTAAAGTTATCTAATTTCTCTTTTTGGATAGCCTCTTTGACCTCTCTATTACCTTTCGTATTTGTTATAAATTTCTTGGTTTTGTCTCTAATAAACCCTCTTTCATCAATAAGATTGAGAAAATGAGCAAATTTATTGGTATTATAGGATTTTTGATTATATTCATAATAAGCTATTAATTTAAAGTATTGTTTATAGGTCTCTTCGTTAGTTAAACTCTTAAACTCATTATTAGAGTATATATTAGTTTCTTCTAAATTCTTAATATGTTCTTCATACGTTTCACTATTATGGATATACTTTTTTTTCTTGAATAAAAATTTAAGATATGAAATATTACGGCAACGGGCAATCTGTTGAACCATACTTTTAGGGCTAATTGTGCGTGATGTATAATAAGCATATACAGGACGTTTCATTAAACTATCAACACCATACACAATACGAGGTGAATATATGATTCTATCGAAAGAATCTAATTTTGGTATTTGGTCATCTGTATCACTAGTAATTAATAAGGCATTAATATCTTCATCTTTTAATTTTTGGTGTAATATCTCAGCTTCTTTTTTACTATCGCAACAGCATAAGAATTTTGACTCATTTTTTAAATCTTCAAAGAATGTTTCGTCGTCAAAAACTTCTTCAGCATTAACATCCTTATTATGTTTATATGTATTCTCTAAGAAGACATAATCAATATTTGTGTAATTAATGAAATATAGACATAAATCACTAATATCAGCATCAACACAAATAATTTTCTTACAAGTTTTCATTATCTGTAATAACTTCTGAAATATAAGGATTCTTACATTTTGTAAAGTATCACTACTGATAAGATACTCAATAATACTATTAAACTCATCTAAGAAAATGACATAGTCTGAAAAGTTAATAGAATGTAATTTTCGAATACTATCCAATTGAATAATAATGCTATCGCTATTGTTAAAATCTGTGTCATATACGTAAAATTTACAATTGATAGAATCTTCTGAAAAGTTGTTATAATGGTCTTCACCTAGACTGACTCTACTTACTATACTAATAAACTTTAAATTATTGTTTTTAACATACTTCTTAAAAGATGTTGTTTTCCCTGTTCCAGTGTCTGATTTCATAATATAAGATTTGACTTTTTTAACTGTTTCGATTTTTTGCTCATAATTAGGGTAAAAGTTATCACCAATTTGTGTCAGTTCTTTTGTCTTAACATTTTTAATAACTTCTTCATATTCTTCATATTCTTGGTCTAACTGCTCATATAAATCATAATCTAATTTAGGTTTAAAAAATGATTTAATAGGCTTAATGACATTTTTTAATATAGGTTTATATAATAAATAGTTAGTGATATTAAGTTTATCACAAATCCAATTAACGAAATTATAATGTTCTATATCGCAAGTATTCCAATATTTGATATTGTTTGCCAGATTGTAATTATCTTGTGTCTTATTGTATTCGTCCCACGTTTCATATAGTCCTAAGAGTTTCATTCCGTTAGTAAATTTAAGAAAGCTATAAGGCTCAATAAATAAGTTAATCTTAGTCTTTTCGAGTGAGTATTTGACTTCATTAATAAAATCGATACTATAATTGATAACTTCTAATTTATGAATATTTTTTTCATCATCTAATTTAATAATTTTGTTCTTTTTTGGCGGTGTAATATGCTTAATAAGCCATTCTTTAAGATTTATAGGCATTTTTTTGATACTTTCATTAATAATTACTTGATACATTTTATTATCAATTAGAGAACCATATTTGATTATAAACCCTCCATCATTTCTAATATCTATTTGAATTTCACTATTTGCGGTCGTGTATATCTCTTCTTCATATTCAAAATATAAATGATAACCACCTCGAGGGGTTTTCACAGTAAAAGTCTTTAATGACTTAATAAAGTCTAAACCACCAAATTTTTTTAAGAATTTATTATCATCTTTGAATTTATACATATCAACATCAACAACAACAATATTGTTAATTTTACCAGTCAGAACACCAACATTATATTCATTAAACTTTTTATCGCCACTTTTAAAGTTCTCAACGTTAAGTCCTAAAGTCTGTTTTTCAGGATTTTTCCAAGCACAAGCTGGATTTTTAGAGTTTGCTATAAGTTTGAAAGATTTGAAATTTTTAAATGAGTCCATTTTACTTTACAAGAAGAAAATAAATTTTTGTTTTAAGTCTTTTTTGAATTAAATAACTTACACGGGGTTTTCTTAAATCCTTTTTAACTTAAAATTTAAAGATATAAAATTAATTTTTTATTTTTATAAAATTATAAAATTTAAAAAAAGTTTAATGGTAATATCTACTTTTTTAATGGACTTTTTGGCTACAAAGTCAGAATATTACTCTTAAAAGTTAATGGCGGGTTTGTCGCCACTTTTCCCAATAAAAAAGGTCAAAATACCAATACACTTGTTAAAAAAAAGTGTCATAAATTTCTTAATTTCTTAACTGTTAAACATTTAGGTGTTTTAAGATGACGACTTTTATTAAAATATGTATAATTTCCACCACATATCTCACAACATATTTTTTTGTTAATCTTTTCGGTGTTTTTGTCTTTAAATTCTTCATAATAGTGCTTTTTTAATTCTTTTTCAAATTCTTTAACTTTCTTGATGTTTTCATCATCTTTACCATTCTTTTTCATAAAATTTTTTAATTCTTTCATTTGTTTAATGACTTCATCAAGTTCTAATTTTGTCTTAGGCAATTCATCTACGTTTTCTACGGGCTTATTTTCAACTTCGTTGATTTCAATCTTTAAGTTAGAATCCATTTTTAATATTTTTGATTTCTTCTTTTAATATATATATAATATATTAATTTTTCTTTAAATCGTTTTTAACTTAAAAAAATATTTTTTATAAAAAATTAAAAATTAAAAAAATTGTATTATTCTTTTTCTTCATATTCTTCAACACCTTCATACCCTGGTGGCTTTCCTCTTGGTTTTCTAGGACTTTCGGTTTCTTTTTCATCAAAAACCTCTTTAGCTAGTCTTATTAATTTAGTTATCTTAGTTCTACCTCTTTTATTAGTATTAGTATCTTTTAATTCTTTATTAAGACCAGCTATAATTTTACCCTTAATATATGATTTTTTATATGTTCTTAATAATTCTTTAATTTCTTCTTCACTACCAACAAAAGTATCTGACCATCTAACTGGTTCTGCTCTTGCTTCTTCTAGTTCTGGGCTTTGTTGTTCTACTTGACCCTGTTCAAATACTGGCTCACCTTCTTCCTTTCTCACTGATGCTCTTAGAGGTTCATACATTTTTTGACTCTTTACATAAAGTAATTGAACCTCTTCTGGTAATTTACTAAGAATTTGGGGGATACGGCTCTTTAATACATTAATAGTAATAATTTGATAATTTTCAGTATCAATTTGATAATTGATAAAGTCATATACTGAGAAAGATTCTACATATATTTTAACCTTAGAACTACCAAAAAAACCGATATTATCTAATAGTTTTTTAAATCCTATATTAAGCCCTACTATTTCTTGTTTAATTGTAATAGTCGCATTCTTAGCAATTGATTTGTATTTATAATCAAATCTTCCTTTTAATAATGGAGTAATTAATTCATTATATTTTTGGACAATATCACTATATTTGGTAATACTTTTAAATTCCTTTTCAGTAATACTACCTTCTTCAATAACTTTATCTAATAATGAAAGTTTTTCATTAAGTAAAACTTTAAGGTTTTCAGTATCAGTTTCAATAGTCGCCGTAAATTCACTAGTAATAGGGGTCAATTCGGGGCGTTCTAATTCCCATAATGCTACTTGGCTATGAGCTTTAGCAAGGACTTGTCTATTAATATTTTGGTTATAATTTTTAATTTCCTCAATTTGTTGTCGTCTAAGTGTCGAACTCATTTTTATTATATATACTATTAAATAATATTTTAATTTAAAATTTTAAAATTCTCTTTAATTTTTAATAAAGTTTATGTTCCTTAACGTATTTAGATGCTTCTATCATCTTCATACCTTTTTCCTTCATTATCTTCTTAACTATTTCAGCTCTTTTGTTTGGTTTCTTAGCACCACCACTAAATGATGATGATGGCATATTTTGAGTTGTTGGACGTTTTCCCATACCAGCACCACTTACAACAGGTTCAGCAGGTTCAACAGATTCAACAGAACGAGGCTTTAAATTTTTTCTTATATTTTTCATATCTGATTTAACACGTGATGAGAAAGCATCCATAATTCCTTCACCTTTCATCTTCTTTTTGACACCACCGCTCATTCCTTCGCCTAGTGATGTTTCAAGAGCATATTTAGCTACTTTACCTAATACGTCTAAAACGCCTTTACCTTCCATCATCTTTTTTTTAGGTTTGTTTAATTTAACACCACCACTTCCCATAATAGCTTGATTTCCATTACGTGTTCCACTAGGATTTAATGCTCCACCGTCAAAATGTGTTGCTACTTTCTTTTTAATACCTTTTTTTTCTACAGCAGTCATTCCTTCGCCATCACACACACCATAACAACCACCTTCTAATTGTTCAAAATCAATTACTTCGCCACCTGACATTCCTTTGCCTTTTTTGGTTTTTTTACCACCTGACATTCCTTTTCCTTCATATCCAAGTATAGCACCACCAGACATTCCAGCACCAACAGCACTTCCACACATTTCACATACGGATACGTCTTGAACTTTCTTGTATTTTTTCATACCACCAGCACCAGACATTCCGCAGGCAGTTAAACCAACGCCAGCAGGTAAGCTAGTTGATGCCATACCTTTACCCTTTAATCCCATACCTTCTTTAACGTCAAGCAGTTCATTAAAGTTTCCACCTACTAATTCTTTCTTATCTTCATAATTTACATATCGTTCATTAATATGTTTTAATTTATTTGCGATTTGTTTTTGATAATCACGAGACATTTTATAATTATTAAAATTATTTATTTATATATATTAATTAGATATTTTTTTTATTTTTTTACACTTTCTTATAATAAAGTTTAAACAATAGAAGATGATGCTTGTTTATTTGGTTCTTTTTCTATAGGAGAACTTGATAACTTGGGAGAATTTGTTTTACTATTATTTGGATTAAAACATTCACTTTCACAACATCCACTTTTCATTCTTTTTATATGAATTCCAGCTATAACACCACCAATAGCGGTTAAACTTGAAACAATAATAGCCGTTATACTTATAGGGTCAGACATTATATATTAAATTATTATATCTTAATATTAGAAAATAAGTTTATTAAAAAATGAAAGAAAAAAAAAAGATTTAATGGTAATATCTACTTTTTTAATGGACTTTTTGGCTACAAAGTCGGATTTTTTATTCTTAAAGATTAATTCCGGGTTTGTCGCCACTTTTCTCGATAAAAAAGCACATATTCTCAATAAACCCTTTTTAAAAAAAAAAAGTTTCTTTTTGTTAAAACTTTTTTCTAAAAAGTTTGTTTTAAACCAAATCTAATTCTTCTTTAATAAATAAGTTTGGTTCTTCATTCATCCAATACATTCTATATTGTGATGTATCAGTGCCACTATCTGAAGCAATAGTAATAACTGAGCGAATACCAGGAAAATGGACGTAATCTTCAGGACATATATATAATATGTATGGTTTGCCATTATCAGCAACATCAGGAGAAGACGAAACACGTTTAAATCCAATAACACGAGACTGACCAATTAAGAATAATGGGGCATCTTCACCACTAAATGCGATATTAAGTTCAGTTGTTCTTTCTTCACCAATTAATGGGGCAAAATCGTATGAGAATACTTGACTATTTAACTTTGTAAATGAATTTTGTAAATATGACATTTTATTTATATATTATATATTAATATTTTATTTAACAATTAAAAACCTTAAAAATTAAGTTATATAGATTACTTACATTAATCTATTAGCCATTTTCTTTTTGCCACCTGATACAGCTTTTAAGAAATCACCAGCCTTTGACCCTTCAAATAATGGAAGAGCTAATTTAATACCTCTTTGACCGATTGTTTTAATAGTATCGAGGAGACCAGCACCAGTCATACGGACGTTTTGAGTCCATCCAATAACGTTGTATCCTTCGGCACCTTGGTCAGAAGCTTTAAGGACATCTTCTTTAGTGAGGATACCAGTAAATACTGATGATACACCTTGTTCAATAACAACAATACCAGAGTTGATAGCAATAATAACAAGTTCAAGGTTATTGACAGTCTCATTACTTTGATTGTATGCTTGGACTTGGACTTGGAGATTGAAATTACCAATAGCACCGCTTGCGATGTAATCTTGAACTAATTGAACATCCTTACCAAGTGTAAGCACAACGGGCGCGCCACAGAGAGGCACACGAGCAGGAACGCCAGCGGTGAGAGGGGCGCCAGCACAATACCCTTGGAACTCTTGCCACGATACAGCTAAGCCATTTTCAGCACTAATCTCGAATAACCCGCTTTGATTACAGGTTGAGAGAATACCGGAGCTATTATTAAAATTGAGTGATACATTTTTAATTGATAAGAAACGGTCAGGAACACATTTACCACTTGTTGAATCATCACGAGAACGAACAAAGATAACGAGTTTATCAGGAACAACGTTAAGAGAGAGTGATTGTGATTGGTATGTTTTATCTTTTTTAGATTCGTGTCCAGTGCCAACACTTGAAATATAGCGAGGATATTCGATATATGGCACAACGTTCTTTGATGGAAGTAAATCACTTGGATGAGCATTAATGAATACAAAGTCAAGATAAGCAGTATCTACGGCTTGGAGTGAGATTGTCTTATTAAATGCGGAGCTTGAACGCCATACACGTTGGATATTACCAAATTGGAATTGGAAATTCATATTTTGGATGCCATACATACCTTGAGTATTTGACTCTGTTGTATATGTGAATGGAGAGAGGAAGAGAAGTGGTTCATCAGTGTGAAATTTGACATACCAGGTAAGTGTTGTGGTGGCATCACCAACTGGTGGTGATTCTTTATTTGATGCTAGGGCATCTGTGCCATAATCAACAGGATACCAAGCCCCGTTGGGTTGAAATGAGTTATCATAACCACTATTTGAGTATGTGGAAAGAGGACTATTATTTGTAGAGGCGTCTAATCCTTGATATGCCCAGTAATTATCAGCCATATTAGGACACATACTGTTATACTTTTGGAGTGAGCGTTTATCGTGTAATTTAAGGAGAGCAGGAAGAACATCAGGAATATTGGTTGAAATGCTTGATGAGTTGATTGTTGTTGTCATAGTAGCGAGCATTTGTTGGAGAGGAAATGGAGCAAGAGCATCAGTTTCACCGAGTTTGACGAGTGGCACACCATTACCAGGAACACCAACAATTTTAAGAATAAAGTTAGCACCAAAAACAACACGACGGTCAATAACAGTCTGAAGAGATGGCACTTGAACGTTATACACAAGTGAGGTATTTGAGTCAGCGACAGCGGGTTGGCGTTGATGTGTGATTGTTTCACCGCCTTTTACCACACCATAATTGATTTTATCTGACACCATAAGGCGAGAATCTTTAATAAGAGAGGTTGTGAAGTCCATTTTAGAATTCTAATTGTTTATATTATATAAAAAGATATTTTTTTTATATAATATATATTTTATTTAAAAATAAATTAAACTTAGAAAAATTAAAATTTATACTCTGATTGTATTAAAGTCTTTACGTCTAAATAAAAGTTTAATATTACCAGTTTGCCCGCCATCTAGGTAAAATGGCACTAAAATGCCCTCTAGATTCTTCCAGAAGACTGATACTTGAATATTATTAAGGGGTAAATCGCTCTGAATGTCAAGTAATCGATATTCACTAGAAGGATTATAATTGACGGTTTGTTTATAAGTATTACTAGCACTAAAACCCACCTCGAAATCTGTTAATTGTGTAGCAAGATTACTGTTATTACCAAAAGACGAAAATGTGCCAGATGTTGATGTAAGGGATTTAGGGGGACTTGTTAATGTTGGTAATAGAGGGATTAACCCGCTAGTAAAGACGAGTGATTTGATTGGATTCCATACAGCGACATCAACTTGCTCACTAGTCATAATTAGGTAGTATTCCGCATTATTTTGGGCTAATGGGTCAGTAAGAAGATTGTCAAAGGTTTGATAAATTTTAATACGGTATTGTAATGGATTTATTGTTGGATTAGGTATTGGGCGACCGACATTTACAATATCAAAACCAGATAATAGGTTGTATAATGGTTCATTTAACCAGAGAGAAGCACTATTCGCGACGGGGTTGGCACCAGTTCCACTATTCCATAATGGGTCATTTCCAGTATTATCGACCTTAGCTTTAGCACTTAAATGAATCTTATATGAATTCTCATCAAACCAAAATTTAGGTGGCGCCCCGAAATCACCAGCACCGACTATAAATTGGATATTAGTCCAGCAAGTAGCTATCGCAGTATTAACACAATTAAGAAATTGTTGATAAGTATAACAGTAATAGTAAGGATGAGTAGGTTGATATGTTCTTGTAGGTGGTGGAGGTAATTCATTAATTTGATTATTTTGCGATAAAAATACCACTTTTTGGGTTAATTCTTCGCCTCTGAATGTAATACCGACCTCATATACAGTATAATTCAGTCCGTTAGTGTCAATTGGGTCAGGTTGTATTGTTGGTATGAATACAGGTAAAGTCTGAGTTTGTAGTTCGAATCGAACAACTGAAAAGAAATACTTATTTGGTTGTAGAATATATGGAGTATTTCTAATCTCATTAAATACAACTTGTTTTGGTTGGAGTGTCCCTTCATAATCGTTGTTTGTAATATCTAAATCAACGTAGATATGGACAGGGTCAGCGTCAATCGGGATAGGATTAATTTTTTGTTGTAAAGTCATTTATTATATATACTATATTAAGAGATTAATAATTATATTTATTATATTTATAAGATTTTAATTACAAAAATACGACGAAAATCCAGATTATTATAATTAAAAATCTAAAAAATATCTGAAAATGGTCATTTTAGATTATTAATTATAATAATTTCGAAATTATTATATATAAATATCTAGAAATAATCTAAAATTAATCTAAATTAGATTATTATAATTAAATATCCTCGTTTAGATATTTATTTTTTATATATTTATTAATAATAAACTAAAAAATATCTC